TCTCTGTAGCCAATAGAAATATAGGATAGTGTTTACACTCTAGATAGGTTTCTTCTTCTCTTATCGAGTTTCCACTATAGTCTTTACATATAGCTCCACTGCTATCATATTCATAGTCTTGTTTATGTCTATAGATTCGCATTACATCCTTATTATCAGCTACCATTTCTATTATAGTAGATTTATCAGGTTCATCAGTTATATCATAGGTAAATTTTTCCATATTTACCATATAACAACCATAAAATCTACAGAAATGTGGAGAAATCTTTAGCTCTTCTAATTTAGAAACCATATAACTGGTCATAACTTCCATATTAGGTTGAGAATTAGTATCATATACAAAACTATTGTATTGTTGATTTAATGGACCAACACTATTGTTTTCCTCGCAAGCTAAATAATATAGTTCTGCGTGAGAAACTGGTATAATAGGTATTTCTTTAAAAAAAACTTCAGCGTGATAAAAACATTTATGTGGGGTAATGATTTTTGACTTAGATAGCCAACCAACTGTGTCTATTCTATCACGTTTTTTAACAATTTTTACTAGTCTATATCCATTATTAAATCCAATAGTATCATTAAAATAGTTAGTGAATAACTTAAAATTAGGATTAAAATAGCTAATGTTACCCTCAATTTTATAATTCTCTTTTATAGGTGCATTAATAGTGTCCAATTCTCTATCACTAATGGATTTAATAGAGAGATTGTTATAGATTTTTTTCTTCATATTACATCTAGAGTAGAAACAATTTTTACTAATTAAACACATACCAAATGCGTATAGAGACTAGTATAGTTTTCTTCTATATATAATAAGCTTTTATTGTTAAATGAATCTTGAGCTAAAGAAGTTTGATATGAAAAATATAAAAGATGATAAGGTTATTGTCTTAATAGGTAGAAGAGAAACAGGTAAGTCCTTTTTAACTAAAGATTTGCTATATTATCACCAAGATATTCCAGCTGGAGTAACTATCAGTGGTACTGAAGCAGCTAACTCATTTTATTCTAGTGTGATGCCATCTATATTTATTCATGGTAAATATAAACCTGAAATCATTAGTAATCTTCTAAGAAGACAAGAGAAAATCCTAAAGGTTATTAATAAGGAAATGCAAGAGAAAGGTATAGCTGGTAGTATGTCACCACACGAATATGTAGCTACTGGTAAATGTAGTGTAGATCCAAGAGTATTTTTGATTCTAGATGATTGTTTATATGATAAGAGTTGGATTAATAATGAAGATGTTAGATGTTTATTTATGAATGGTCGTCACTATTTCTGTATGTTTATCATTACTATGCAGTATGTTTTAGGTATTCCACCTAATCTTAGAACAAACATTGACTATGTGTTTATCTTAAGAGAACCATATATGTCTAATAGAAAAAGAATTTTTGAACAATATGCTGGTATGTTTCCTAACTTTGAAGTATTTTGCCAGGTAATGGATCAATGTACAGAAAACTATGAGTGTTTAGTTATAGATACTAACGCTAAATCTAATAAATTAGAGGATATGGTCTACTGGTATAAAGCAGATTCACACCAGGCGTTCCAACTAGGTCATCCTATGTTCTGGAAATACCATGTAGAGAACTATGATAATAGTAAAGATGATGATGAAAAGGGTGTAAACTATGATCCAAAGGCACTAAATGCTAAGAAAAATAAAACCAATATTAATGTGAAAAAGTCATACTAAGAGTAATACATATGGTTTTTAAGGTTTCTTTACATAGAAATCTCTACCAGCGACTTTTGTTTTAGCAGCTTTAGAATTCTTATAGATATCCATCTTTCTAATCTGGTATAAGTTTTTAAACCAACTATTTATGAATTCAACTATAGCCTGTTTACCACCTTTTTTATATAGGTCTTCTACATAGTCCATATAGGTGTTAATCGCTATATTTCTAATACCTAACATATGAACTCTAAGCCTTTGAATATCTAACTCATTCATACTAGAGGCTTTTATTCCAGGTGTTAGACCTGCGCTATATAAAATCTCACTTCCCCAGGCAACACCTATTCCTGCTATTTCACTCTGATCTAATATCAGAGAACCTAGGGTTTTATTACGTTTAGACCACTCTATAATCTTTTTTTCTATAGCTTCTATAGAAGAATAGGTTAAGTCTACACCTAATCTATTTTTAGATACCATTTCTTCAACATTTATATATTGGTTAACCGTACCACATATTCCATATGTCTGTTTATGGGTTAGCTCTAAGGTTTGTGGATCTATAGAGACACGCCCATTTAGTCCAAAAGTAAAATCTAATCCATTATCTACTAAGAACAGATGTTTACCATGGGTTATAGTTTTAACGCCTAACTTATCTAAGGCATAATGTAAAGAGAATACTTCAGCAAACTCTGGCATATTATAGTAAAAATATATATTTTATTTGAATTTTCCAATATGTATATATCAAAATTTATGCTGCGTTGTCTTACCATTAAACTTTTCTCTATACATAAAAATACAAAATGGAAAAGTACAATATGAATGTATTGGCTGAAGCTAAACAAGAATATACTAGACAGTTAGTAAATATTCTATATCCACAAATATATTTAGGTATTCGTTCTATATATAATGAAACTAAGAACTACTGTGAAAAACATGGAGATACTAATGTATTAAAGAGATTCCAGAACTTATTATCTGTTATTCCTAAGTGGAATACTGATAGAATCAATGATGAATATAAGAGAATTGTGAATGAAACGGATTGTGATTGGATTGAAGATTTAATTACAGCAGTTTTTGTTAGCCATACTAAAGTGCTAACAAGTATTAAGGCTAAAAAACCTAGTGATAAGAATGTAGAGTTAGATGTACCCAGTGGTCCTTACTTTGTACATAAGTGTTATACAGAAGTTGCTAGAAATTTCTGGAAAAGACCATACTTATTCTACCATGAAGTTTCTAATATTGAACAGCAAAGAAATATGGCAGAAGCAGAAACATGTGTTAAGGATAGTATTGTAGAAACAGTTAGAAAGCTATTACCAGTAAAACATATATTAAAGGAATATTTAGGTGGTAACTATGAGGATGAAGATTTAGATGATGATGTTACTAGTGTAATGTCTACAACTACTAAAAATAATTTAAGAAAGTTAGTAAAGGCTGAAATAGAAAATACGCTAAAGGAAAATGCTATTGAAGAACCTGTTTTAGAGGAGTCTCCTTTAGAAAATAACTATTTACCACATCCAGAAAATCAAATTGAGTTAGTAGATAAGAAAGAAGAAGCTATTCAGGAAGTAGTAGATAACCAAGCTATTGAAAATGAAATAGCAAATAAAGACATTTCTGAACCAGAAGACCAAGTAAAAGAAGCAAACGCAGAGCTATATGATTTATCAAATGAAAAGACAAAGGAGAGTGAAATCCAGGTGAATGCTGATAATAATAATGATGTGATTACTATGGATGAAAATCAAATGGCTGAGTTAGAAAAGTATCAGGAACAGTTAGATAGCGATGCTAAGGATGATATGACAAGTTTAGTAGTAGAAGATAGAGCCGAAACTACACCTGAACCAGAGATAAAAATGGTTATTATTCAACCTACCGAAAAAGAAAAGGAAAAAAAACAGGCTAGTACTAAAAAAATAGTAGAAGAAAAGGAATCTATTAAAGAAAAGACTTCCGCTAAGTCTAATAGAGATGAGTTTGAACCAAAACCAAGTGTGGAAGACGATGATGATAACTTTAGTTTCTTTGATGATGCGGCTGAGGAATAATAGAACCCTAACATAATATTTTTAAAAAAATAGACACCATTTAGAATAATATATGTTTAAACAGCGTTTTATGCTAACCTTTTTTTTATTAACTATATAGTATAAATGGAATTATTAGGAAATCCACTTGTAATTGGTCTAATAGGTGCGGTAATTGCTATGTTATTTTTTTTAGTTCACCAAAAAGTAACAGAGTCTAAAGAAGAAACTAAACCAGTTGATTATTTTAAGATGGCTTTATTAGGTTTTACTATTGGAACTAGTTCTGTATTACTATATGATTTAGCAGGTGAAACTAAGATTAGTTTAGATCAGGATATTTTAACTGGGAATCCAGACTTCTAATAGAAGTCTAGATAGAGACTGGCATTTTTTGCCAGTAGATCCTGATTTTTAGGTAAAATCAGGCAAGGAGTCTTGTAAAAGCAAGACGAATCCGGACTTTTAACTGAAGTCTCGATTGGGTTAGTAAACCAATCTAATCCAGATTTTTAAATAGCCTATATAATATAAAATTTTAATATATAGGTTATGATATTTTATAGTAGTTATCTATAGTATTAGCTAAATACCAACCTACCATAAAGAATAATGTATCACCAATAGAATTGGTTAAGCTATCCGCATGGTCTTTTCCACCTGGCCAAAAATAGAATTTGTTTATAGTAGTCATTCCTATAGTTGTATTTTCTATATACTCAAATAGGATATGTATAAGTGTTGAGTTATAAAAACTAATACCCCAGAAATAAAATACTATACCAACAGCAAAATGTAAAATAGAGTACTGGTCAAATAGATATTTTCCCATATATACTTTTTATAATATAGAAATACTTTTTACTATATAATAAAAATATAATACAAACTTCTTAGTTACTATAAGCTAAACCACCCATACCAGACATAATTCTTAAGACGTTATAGTTGACAGCCCACATACGGAAGGTAGAAGAATTACCAGTTTGGTTATAGTTAATGATAGCATTATCAATTCTAGAGAAGTTACAAGTACCAGATGGTTGATGTTCTTCTGGTTTTAAGCCAAAAGAATAAACGTGGATCTTACCACTGGTTAATTGATCACCAGCACCAGAATGGTGTTGATATCTTTGGACATTGGTAAAATAGGTACCATTTCTTCTCTTAAATCTGTCTTGACCGTTTAATTGAATAACTGCATCGTTAACAACTGTACCATTAATACCAGCAAATGAAGCATCAGATTCGACAACCCAAACTAATTCTTTAACTGGATGGTTAAAACGTAATTCAATTTGATTAGAACCAGCACCAGATTTTAAGTCATTAGAAAATTGGACCTGTTCAATTAAATATTCGTGTGAAACTTGAGCAAATCTACGTCTTTCATCAGTATCTAAGAAAATATAATCAGCCCAAACAGTTAAACCATTCATAGCACCAGCACCAGTTGGAGCAGATTTAAATTGAATGTTTAATTTAACTTCGTGATATTGTAAAGCAATTAGAGGTAATGCTAAACCAGGATTTCTACAGAACCAAAACTGTAATGGAACAAAGTTTTTAGTTTGAGATTTAATCATACGACTTAACATTAAAGCTTCATCATATTTATGTGATAAGTCAGTCCAGACTGCCATCCATTCACCATATTGTTTATCAATGACTTGACCACCAATTTCAACTTCAGCGTAATCAATAGTTTGATATGCGTTAACAGTAGAAGATGCTAAGTCCATTTCTAAATATAATCTATGTAATAAATCACCATTTCTAGCAATTGTGATAGTAACTTTTTTACCATAATCAGCTTGACCATTGAATGTTTGGTCAATAGATTCGATAGCAAAGTTAGTGTGTCTTCTATAGACAACTTTAAAGAAAGTAATTTGAGGATTACCAGTTAAATAGATATCTTGTGCGCCATAAGCGACTAATTGCATTAAACCACCACCCATTATATACTATATATATTATATAATAAGAAATTATTTTCTATAAAAAATACACTAGACTATAAAAATAAAAAACTTATTTTTAGAGATTAGATATGTTAGAAATTTTCTATAAACTTTTTAGTTACTATAAGCTAAACCACCCATACCAGACATAATACGTAAGACATTATAGTTAACAGCCCACATACGGAAAGTATTATCAGCACCAGTTTGGTTATAGTTGATAATAGCATTATCAATTCTAGAGAAGTTACAAGTACCAGATGGTTGATGTTCTTCTGGTTTTAAGCCAAAGGAATAGACGTGAATAGCTTGAGAATTTAATAATTGATCACCTGCACCAGAGTGATGTTGATATCTTTGAACTTTAGTGAAATAAGCACCAACTCTTCTCTTGAATCTATCTTGACCATTTAATTGGATAACAGCGTTATCAACAACAGTAGAACCACCAAATTCAGCGGAGTCTTCAACAACCCAGACTAATTCTTTAACTGGATGGTTGAAACGTAACTCAATTTGATTAGAACCAGCAGCAGATTTTAAGTCATTAGAGAATTGAACTTGTTCAATTAAGTATTCGTGTGAAACTTGTGCGAAACGTCTACGTTCATCAGTATCTAAGAAGATATAATCAGCCCAGACAGTAACAGAGTTGACAGCAACAGCACTAGTAAATTGAATGTTTAATTTAACTTCATGATATTGTAAAGCAATTAATGGAAATGCTAAACCAGGGTTTCTACAGAACCAAAATTGAAGTGGAATATTAACACTGGTACCACTAATCATACGATCTAACATTAAAGCTTGATCGTATGGATGAGATAACTCAGTCCAGACTGCCATCCATTCACCATATTGTTTATCAATAACTTGACCACCAATTTCAACTTCAGCATAGTCAATTGTTTTAAAAGCGTTATCAACGTTACCGCAACCCATTTCTAACCATAATCTGTGTAATAAATCACCATTTCTTGCGATAGTAACAGTGATTTTCTTACCAGCACTGACTTGACCATTGAATGTTTGATCGATAGATTCAATAGCGAAGTTAGTATGTCTTCTATAGACAACTTTGAAGAAGGTAATTTGTGGATTACCAGTTAAATAGATATCTTGAGCACCATAAGCGACTAATTGCATTAAACCACCACCCATTGTTAATTATAATATATAGTAAGAAAAAAATTTATAGAAGATAAAAATATATATTAGTTTCTATATATTTCTATTTTAAGAAAAAAAATTACTACTCTAGTTATTAAATAGAATACTTAGTGAACCATCCTTGAATCTGACTATATTATGTTTCACACTATATATATATAGGTCTTTTCCTATAGCACTGTCTCTAAAGTTTATTTCTAATGTACAAGTATTAAACTTTTGTGTACTAATAAAACCAGACGTCTTTTTTTCTAATGGCTCTAAAGAAAAACTATAAAGATATATTGGATTAAGTGCGTTTGTTGGATTAAAATTACTATCTAATACCATAGAGCTTTCACTATTAAAATATCTATATCTATTTACAGTGCTATAGTATCTGGCATTATTAGTATCTATGGCATAGGTTCCATTAATATTAATAAAACAACTATCTATATCCTCACTAAATTGGTAATCATTATCTTTAATAAACCAAAATAAGTACTTCATATAGTGAGTTTTAGTAATATCTACCTTTATACTAGCTCTCTGGATATTGTCAAATTCTATAAGTTCTGGTACCTCAACTATATACTCTAACGGTACGTTTTTAAACTTTTCCTTCTCTTCATCGCTTAGATATCCAAACTCTGCTAATAACTCTATATCCTGGATTTGTCTTGGAGTTTCTAAATTATAGTTGTAGTTTTTTAGGTTGACTCTAATACCAACATTAGAGTGATTTAGAGACCATATAGGAAAACTACTACCTGGATTTTTGTGAAACCATAATGGAATAGGACAAGTAAGATAGACATATTCATTACTATTACCATTAGCTACATTATCAATTGATATTGCTCTAGATAAATTAGCTATTTCTGCTGAATTACAATTAAGTTCCATATAGGCAAATATAAATTCACTATCTATTTTTGATAGTACCTTTTGGTCACAAGTAAATTCTATAGAATCTACTATATCAAAAAAAGTCTCTCTAATACCATATGTAGCATATTTCCAGTTTTCTATATTAGTTTTTGCTATTTTAATTCTTAGATAACACTCTTTTATTAGATCACCATCCTCTGGAATTCTAAAATAAATAGAGCTATTAGAAGTAATAAAGTCAGACTTATTACGGTCATTGTTGGTAACTACTATCCAATTAGAACCAAATTGAGTATGAGTTTTATAGGCTGGTTTAAAAAAGGTATTATTATTGTTTCTATTGAGATAGTTATCTTGGTCTCCTATAGCTCTTAAAACAATTCTAGCGTTAGACATTATATCTCTTTTAATATAGTATATATATAAAAAAAGATAGTAAAATATTCTCTAGTTAGTAAATGCTAATCCGGCTAAGTTACTCTCTATACGAACTACGTTATAGTTAATAGCATATATATTCATAGTTTTATAAGTTATATTATTACTACCACCATTGGTAAAGTTTGCTGCGTCTCTAGCTATTCTAAATTTAAGTTGAGCTTTCTCTAGCTTTGAAAAGTTGAGTGAACCACTTGGTTGGTGTTCTTCTGGTTTAATAGCGAATGAGTAAGAATATATACCAGAACCATTGCTTTGATTATAGTTTGGATATGTCTTGTCTAAGTTAGATGCTAAATCTCTAATATAGTTTACACCAAACCCATTATGATACTGATATTGTTGGACACTTCTATAGAAATTTGCTGGTAACTCTTCTGTCATATCCTTACCATTAAGGACAATGTTCGCCCCAAGAAGTTGGTCTACACCTGCCTTAAAGTTTCTCCAGTAGTTATATTGGAATACACCAACAGGTTCATAGTTATATAAGTTACCTTGTAAACCATTGTTACTAGTATCATATAGTCTACCATGTGAATCCTGAATAGTCCATAATAGTTCCTTAACTGGATGGTTAAAACGTAAGTCCACTCTATGTTGTATCTTTTCATACATAGTATCACTATCAGTTATGAATAGTTGAATAGGATTTCTAAAACTATACTGAAGCTGTGTAATTAAGTATTCGTGTGAATTAGAACTAAATAGTCTTCTCTCTTCGTTGTCTAAATGAATATATTCAGCCAGAAGCTGTACTCTTTTAATATTAACGGTTTGTTGAACGCTAAATCCATTGTTTTTAATATAGGTTTGTACAGTAGCCGCGTTATTAAATTTGATTTCTACTCTAACCTTAGCATACTGTAAAGCTATCAATGGTAGCGACATACCAATATCATTATTAAACCAGAATCTTAGAGGAATATATATGGTATTTTTACCACCCTGTCTATGAGTACTTACCATATCAGCTAGTGCTAATTCCTTTTGTTTATTTTGGAATAACTCGTGAGCAAGATATAGATACTCGCCTGGATGTTTATCCATACTCTGGCCCCCAATAAATAATTCCACATACTCTATCATACTATAAGCTATAGGGTTACAACCAGATATGTCTCCAGTTGATTCAATGTCTATAGCTATATACATCTTATGTAACAAATCTGCATTTTCAGGAATATCCATATATAGTTTTCTACCATAACAGTTGGTAGTGTCACCTACAAAATTTAAAAACATATTATCTATAGCAAAGTTTGTGTGTTTTTTATACATTTGTTTAAAAAAAGTGAATTGTGGATTCCCTACTAAATAGTTATCTTGCTCTGATTTAGTAGCTAATAGTAAATATCCTAAACCCATTTCGTATTTATACTATACTTATATATTAAATTTTTATAGTTTTACACAATACTAACAATCCAGTTTCTTTACAGTTACCTCTAAAAACTCTCTAAATGGATCTTTCTTTTGTTTTTTTGGTTTATAAAATAAATAGTTCTGGTTTACATAGAAATTTCTATATCTCTTAGAATTGATATCAAAAAAAGTAATAAAGTGTTCCTTGTTTTTTAGATTTCTAATTATACCGCCATAGTCTAACTTATGAGTAAGTTTATTTATTGCTCTAATAGGTCTATTTGTTTCTAACTTTTCTAACTCTTCGCTATCTATATAGACAAACCCTTCTAAGGCAGATTTGTGGATATTATCTAAAGGATGATTCATATCTAAAACTATATTTACTATATATGTTTATATAATATATATAGATATGTCTAATATTTCATTAACTATAACAAAGAAGCAGGCAGAACAGTCCTTTAAAAGTTTAGAGAGACTATCAAATGAAAATTTTGCTAGACCAGAAATAACCTTTCAAGATACTATCCAGAATAATAATGATATGGAAAAATATCTTAAAAACTATACAAAAGTCAAGGATATTGATAAGGTAGCATTAGGAACACATCTAAGATATGTAACTATTGATAAAGACAAAAAGGTTGCTTTTCGTTTAGGTGGTAAATTAATGAAAAATGTAGAAAAGTATGTTGTTTTATCTAATGGAAAACAGGCTTGGAGTGTACAAAAACTACACTATTTAGATGATGGTAAGCCACCAGTTGAAACGGCGTTTTTTAAACAAACAGATAAATATGATAAACTATTAGATATTATTCAGAAACAACAGGCTAAAATTGATAAATTAACCCAAATATGTACAGGTATATGTGAACATTTAAATATAGATATTGAGATTACTAATGACAGTGATATAAATAGTGAACTAACAGAAGCAAGTGAATATGATAGCCAAAGTGACTATACTGACTATAGTGAAACATCAAGTGTTGATTATTAGGTTATTTATGTTTTTTAACCTTTAGTGATACTTTTTCTATTTTTTCTCTATTGTCTAAAAACTTAAATAGGTCTAATGCCCTTTCTTCCTGTTTATCAAAAAAATTGAGTAGTTTATTTTGTAACACTTTTTTACTAAGACCTACCTTTCTCTCATTTACAGTATATTGAAGAATACCTTTATCAGTATTCAAATCATCTATCTCATTATCTTTCATAAATTTTAATATATTCTCTGTTAGCTCTTTACGTTCTTTCTTTTTAGCTTTTATTAGATTCTCAGCAGCCTTAATATCATCATCTATTTTAAAATATTCTATAGCCATATTTTTAAATGCTACCTTTTGTTCTCTAGAGATATCCTCTACATCATCCATGTTTTCTTCTATTCCTTTTAGCTCTAACGCATTATCTATATCATTGTTTACTATTTCTTCCATAGTTATATCTATAATAAATAAAATATATTAGCTATTATAACTTTAATATATTATATTTATTTGACTTTTGGCTTAAATACTTTTTGGGAACTCATACTTTTAACCTTTTCTAGTGTTTTGTTAAAGAAATCTTGTTGGACTAGCCATAGTATAAATAAAACTAACATAACTACTATAGAAACTACACCCACTATTAGTAATGCCTGTTTATTTTTAGCAGTCATTAGTTCACTATCATGAGATAGCTTACTACACTGTTCTCTAAATTCTTTATCGTTGTAGCAACGCATCTTATCTCCATAGTTTCTCTTATTCTTTTCATTACTATTTATATTATAGAAAACAGGTCTACCATTAGTTTCCTGAATTTTTCTAGCATTATCTGGATAGATAGCCTTTAGTTTATCAAAAAAATCGTTACTAACATTTGAGGCATTTTCAAAAACAATCCATTGAACATTTTCACTACATGGTGATCTTGGGAGCGACCCTTTATAACTATAGAAAGATTTTATCTCTGGTAACAGATGAAAAATACTCCAACTATCATCTGTGTTAAGGGTAGCTTGCTGACCCGACTTCTTAGGTAGAATATTGCTAAAACTATCTAAAAACATTTTAGATTTGGATGAGGCATCATTTATATCTAATAGGATAGACACTATAAGTATATCTGCTGTATCTGGAGATACGTGGTATAACTGCGCTTCCATAGAGTAACTATAGTTATCTATTTTATGAGAGGCTGGTATAGTAAAGGTAATCTTTTGTAGTTCATATACAACAGCGTTATATGTGACATAACTACCACTGTCATAATCTAATACAATTTCATTACCAGTATTAGTAAGGTTACATTTAGAAGTTCTATAGTATACTATTAGATCACATAGGGCTCCACATTTAGCTGTTTTACCAGTTACAATATCTATAGGACTTTGCATATTACCACCAGAACATAAGTTTTTAGACATAGTATTATTATATTACTCGCATATATTTTTTGGTCTTAAAATAAAAGATTATATTATAATAACTATATATGGACGGAGTTTTCGCAACAATTAAGCAGTTTTTACCTATTATCATTATTACTATTGTATTAGGCTATTTTCTTGGTCTATCTGTTTCTACTGTTGTAGACTATAGACTAAAGGATGCTGTATTGAATTTACCACAACCTAAAAATAATATAGTGATACGTTTAGATGATAAAGATATTGCTAAAGAAACGTTTATTGGTAGTAAACAGACTAAGCCTAAAGAAAAATCTAAACAAAAATCTCTAGCTAAGTCAAAATCTAAAGTGGAACAGTTTGCTAATTATAAACAAGATAAGAGTCAAACTAGATTTTCTGATAATAATGTAGATAGTTATGCTTTAGCATATGATATATCTAAGAGAGCTAGTGAAAAGAGCAATAGTGAATTTCCATATGTACCATTTAACTATGAAGATGAAAATTTAAACTATAGCTCAATAGCAGATATTTCTAAAACAACTATGAAAAGTTCCTGGGAAGATCTTAGACCAGCTACTAGTCCCAACTCTATTAATAACTATAGAAATGAAAAACGCAAAGATAGAGTAGATGAGTTACCAGAGAGAAAAATTAGAGATAAAAACTATCTTAAACAGCGACCATGGGAGGATACAACATATAGCCCTATAGATAAACAGTAATGTATGTATAAATAAAAATTTTGATATAATATTTGAATTTAAAGGTAAATTATAATATATATTCTAATATGTCAAGAAATTATAATAGAAATCATTCAAACTATAATAACAACCACTCTGGTAGAGATGGAGGTTACAGATCTAGTTCAGGTGACAACTATAGAAGTCACGAACAAGACATTCAAACTATGCCTAACGATGATATCTTTGTAGATACTAATCCTTATGAAGAAGTAGATGACTTTGATAAGTTTGAAATCGATGAAAAGATTTTAAGAGGTATTTACTCTATGGGTTATGAAATTCCATCAGTTATCCAAAGAAAAGCAGTTCAACCTATGCTTAAAGGTCACGATTTAATTGCCCAAGCACAATCTGGTTCTGGTAAAACAGCTTGCTTTTTAATTGGAAGTATGCAAAAAGTGGATGTCTCTATTAATAAACCACAGGTAGTTATTGTTTGTCACAATAGAGAGTTAGCCCAACAAATCTACTATAACTTTGAGTGTCTTAACCAATATCTTAAACTTAAGGGAGCATTAATTATGGGTGGTACAGTAGTTGAAGATAACTTTAGAGCTTTAGATGCTGGTGCTCAGTTTATTGTAGGTACACCAGGTCGTATCTATGATATGATGAAACGTTATGTATTAAAAACTGATCAAGTTAAAGCATTTATTATGGATGAGGCAGATGAGATGTTATCTAAAGGATTCAAAGAACAAATCTATGAAATCTTTCAGTTTATTCCTAAGAAATGTCAAGTATGTATTTTTAGTGCTACAATGACTGAAGAAGCTTTAGAACTTACAAAGAAATTTATTCCTAATGCCGTTAAAATCTTAGTTAAACCAGAAAAGGTTACAGTAGAAGGTATTAAACAATTCTATTTAGGTATTGAAAGTGAGACATGGAAGTTAGAAACATTGTTTGATTTATATGAGCGTCTTCAAATTAGTCAAACTATTATCTTTGTTAACTCTATTAATAAAGCTGAATTTATTAGAGATAAATTAGAAGAGGAAAACTTTATAGTCTCCTGTATTCATAGTGGTATGTCGCAAGTAGAAAGAGATAAGATTATGACTAGCTTTAGAACTGGCGAAAGTCGTGTTTTAGTAGCTACTGATGTGATTGCCAGAGGTATTGATGTCCAACAAGTTTCTATTGTTATTAACTATGATATGCCTAAATACTGTGAAACATATGTTCATAGAATTGGTAGATCTGGCCGTTATGGTAGAAAAGGTATCGCTATTAATTTTGTAGTAGATGATGATAAATTACAATTAGATAGAATTAAACGTTACTATAGAACAAATATTGAACCATTGCCTGAAAATATTAAAGATATGATCTAAAGTAGATAATATTTAAGCAATTTCTATTTTTATTTTTATAGCCAATTAGAATATAAACATTTCTAGTAGACTATATATTAATAAAATGTTTGGATTAACAGACTTATCAAATAACTCTATAGAATCGTTAAGATTTGGTGATCTATCAGATAACCCTATAGACCGTGTTAGATTTGAAATACCTGACCCATTTGAACCTATGATGTCTCCAATGAAACGAGGCAGAAGTGTTTACAATAAACCTGGAGAACCTAAAAATCCTATTATAGAAGAGCAGGTTATTGCTACTGATTCTAGTGATAATGATACATATAGTTGTGATATAGTATTTAGTTTTGATACTACTGGTAGTATGAGATCTATTATTAAATCTGTTAGAGAACATTTAGTTGAAACTATAGATAGGCTTTTTATTGAGGTTCCTAATATAAGAATAGGTATACTTGTTCATGGTGACTATTGTGATTCTAATGGTTTTTTTTGGAAACTAGACTTAGGTAGAAATAAAGAACAAATTAAAAATTTCATTATAAATGCTAAAGATACTGGTGGTGGTGATGCTCCAGAATGCTATGAATTTGTATTAAACCAGGCACCAACTATGAACTGGAAAAGTGAAGTAAAGGTATTAGTATTGATAGGTGATCAAAAGCCACATGAAGAGGGCTATAGTATGCCAGAAAGATACATAGGATTCACTAATACTTTACATATAAATTGGAAAAATGAATTAGAAAATTGTAAACGCAATAAGATTACAGTATTTAGTTGCCACGCACTTCCAGAACAAAACGAAGACTCTGTCTATTTTTATCATACTATCTCATCAGAAACTGGTGGATACTATTTTCCACTTAGTGAACTTCAATCATTCCCGTACTATATGGTTACTATATGTATGAGAGCCAGTGATGCTGATGAAGACTTAAAAATCCTTAGAGAAAAACAAGCACAACTAAAAGAACTTATAGAAACTAATAAGTTAAGACCTGAAGAAACACAATCTGCTAGAGATGAACTTGCTGATTTAGATAGAACACTCCACATTGCCAGACAAACCTCAGTGTTTTCTCCAGAAGTTATAAACTATAGTTCAAGGGTAAGAAGAGATAGGAATATATCAAGCAGAGCAGAAACCTATATCAATGAAATCAATAGTCAAAAGAAAACAGAAAACATTTTTAGAACAACATCAGCTGAGGCATTCTGTAGTACTATAAGTAGTTATAATAGTGAACACTAAAATATA